ACCACCAGGTACACGGATAGAACGAGGTTGCCAGTTAGCATCACGACGTAGACGTTGCTTCTCTTTGTCGTAAAGACCATCACCAGTGATGCGATCACTCATAAAGAGACCAACAGCACCCATCACACTCAACGTACCAATAGCCTTACGACCTTTTAGTTCAGCACGTACAGTAGTATAAACACTTTCAATATTATCAAGAGAGTAATCGATACCACGAGAAGAAAGCAGTTGCTCTACTTCTTGACCACTCATTTCATAGAATTCACGGTCAAAAGCATTCACCTTATCAATAAAAGCACCAACAGGGTTATGAGTACCGAAGTACTGAGCCATGTTTAGTGGTGTCTTAGTGAAGAGAAGGAATGGTTTAAGGATAGGAGCAGTACGAATAAGACTAGAAAGAGCATCGTTAGCTGGGTTATCCAAAGCCATTGAGATCTCACCAGACGCCATACGTACAGCATTATCTGTAATGTTATCGTTTTCGTCAAACATTGCAGCATATACTTCTTTAGACAGCTGATCAGATGCTTTCTTATCAAGAGGGATTACACCACCTTTGGTAACTGTATCCCAAGCCCTACCACGTGCTTCCCAGTTAGCAATAACTGCCTGAGTAAAGCCATCAAATGCTTGCATACCACGTTGACCAAAGCGCAGCCAAGGGTGATTAGCCAAGTCATTCTGTGCCTCTACAATAGACATCATCACTTGAGGGCCATATTCACCTTGTTGTGCTTTAGCATCAGCAAAGGTCTTAAGCAGTTCAATCTGTTGTTGATCTGCTACACCAGTATCTTCACGAAGAGCCATCACATAAGGATCAGAAGCAGACCTACGGTAGACCTGATTCATGTAACCAAGTGCATTGCTCAATGTATCCCAAGCTGCAGAGTATTGATACCAACCTTTACGGAAAACAGCCATGTCCCCATTGATAATTGCACCAGCTGCTTGAGCAATAGGACGTTCAGCAAGTAGAGCAATGTTAGAAACACCAGCTTTAATTGGTGTACCAATAGCAGAAAGAGTTGAGTTATAGACGTTAGACCAGAATCCACGCATTACAACAGAAGGAATCTCAGGTTCACCATCAAAGAAAGCTTTACTGAGAGTACCAAGAGAACCACGAACGTAGTTATTAAGCTTGGAAATAGTATCTACTTTACCATCAGTGAACTCATAAGCCATCATTAATGGGGCAAGCATCTCAGGACGTTCTGCTTTTACCTCACGAAGAGTATTAATGGTTTGTTTAGCTTCAGCTTTGATTCGCTCAATAGCTTGTAGAGTAGCGTTCTCTTCATTTGCAATAGTATTTTGAATACGCTTGGCATAACCAGCATCTGCTGCATCACTACCTTTCATCGTAAGACGATTCCAAAGGTTGAGCATATTCAATGCACGACCGCGAGAGTATGAAGTCATACCCTTTTGTGCCATCAAGAATTCAAGACGATCAAGGATCTGCTCTTGTGCACGATCAACAGCAGCAGTACCATCCATCAAGCGCACACCTTGAGCCATATCAGAAACCTGACCAGCAAAGGAAGTACCAACATATGCCTGAGCACGCATAACATCCATGTTAGCGTAGTCATCCATCAGCTTATTGATAGTCTGGAAGACAGCAGCATAAGCCTCACTCTTCAGTACAGGAGCACCTGTATCTACATCAGTACCTTGCCACTTCTTAATTGCTTGTTGAAGTTCAGGTGTATCCATCTTATAGAAATCAAAAGCCAGTTCTTCACCAGCACTCATGATTTCTTTATGAGAAAGGTACTTACCAGAAGCAGTTTTATAACCATACTCACCAGCATCCTGCAATTGAGAAGCAAGACCTTTGATGATAGTCTCCATACCTTCAGGTATTTCAAGACCAAACTTAAGAGCAGGTTCAGAGATAACACTACCTACTCGACCGTAGACAGTATCAATGTTGTTGTTAATACGTGCTACATCAACAGAAGCACCAACAACACCAAGGTTATCTACAGAACGAATGCCTGATTCTTCATAACCATAAAGGTCATGCACACCAAGCATAGGCTCATCGAGATTAGCATTCTTAGAGAAGTTGTACTCACCAAGCTCATCCAAAGCGTCTGAGCGACGTGCAGCAGACTCTGCAATAGCTTCTTCGATGTCATCAGCTGTCTCCGTACCCAAGTTCTTCGAGAACCATGCTGTAGCCTTTTCTGACTCGGGTACCCATTGTGTAGAGCGTAGTACTCCACGGACGCCTTTAACAAGTTTACCAACACCCTCAGCAAAGTCAGTAAAGAGACCAAGACCGACACCTTCGGTTACGTTCTTAGCACGCTTTACATCAGGACTATCACTATCAAGTGTAGCAACATTATCAGGAATCCAACCAAATTGAGCAGGAAAAGACTTCTTCAGTGTACCTGTCAGGTTGTCATCAGTCTGGTTAAACTGAACAGTATAGTCAACTGCAGCACCAGCACCAGCAGCAAACAGCTTAGGTGCTACCCATTGAACAAATGGATCTTGCAGTAGTTTTGTTTTACTAGCACTAGCAGCACCTTTTAAAGCACCACCACCAATTCCACTCAAAAGAAGAGTAGGAGCAACTACACTACTAATTTCTCTAAATGCTTGAGTAATATCACTTTGAAACTTAGGAAGCTTTTGAACCTTACCGCCAGGACGGAAAGGATTAGTCATTCCAGGTACTTCTTTACTAGGAAGCAAATTGATAAGGTCTACACCAAAATCAACAATACCAGCAGGTACACTCATTGCACCTTCTAGTGTTTGGCTAGCAAGACCACCAATATCAATACCGCCTTCTTGTTTAGGCTTCTGTTGTTGCTCTTGACCCGTAGGTTGAGCAGGTTGTTGCGTAGATCCTTGAGGCTGTTGAGGAGCTGCTTGTTGAGCCGCTTGCTGGAGCATCTGCCGACGAGCCATGTTCTCCATGAGCTGCATGTCTTTTTGGCTTTGCTCTGCTTGCAGCATCATTTGCTGCTCCTCTTCTGCCGTCATGTCTGGCGTACCATACAGGATCCCTTGCATGAGATCGTCTTCATTCATTAGTTCTATTGCATTTGTGAGACAATAAACCGTCTTAGATTATCAAAATTAGCGTAAGGTGTCATGCTCTTACTACCACGTGGTGCAGGAGCAAGGAAATCAATTGAAGCAATAGTGCCATCAGCTGATCGGACATTACCTGTACCACCTTGGGTACCGATAATATCACCAGCAGAGATACGTTGTCCAGGACGTAGTGAGATACCGTCTGCAAGGTGACCATACAGAACGTCTACCTTTTGTCCAGTACTAGGGTCAGTTGATTCAATAACTACATAATTACCGTAACCAGATTCACGGCTAATGTCCTTAACTACACCATCCAGTACAGCTGGGAATCGCTTACTTTCAAAGAAAAGGTCTACACCAGGTTGACCACCACTTGTCTCAAAGACAACGGAGGAAGGTCTTTCAAAGCTTGCACGACCTAAACGTTGCATACTAGTACGCATTGTACCACGACTTTGCAATGCAGATACATCACCATACTTAGCACGTGCCTTCTCAAAGCGTTCATACAGACCTTTTGCATAACCAGCTTGTGCTGTATTAGGTCTACCAGCATCTACCCAGTTTTTGTAACCAGTCTCACCCATGTTCCATACATAGATAGAGTCCTTCCAGTTACCGTACTTCTGATAGATGTTTCTGAGAATACCAGCACCAAGTGTTAGGTTAAGACGAGGATCTTTAAGAGCACGCTCACGTTCAGCAACTGTAGCCCCAGGACCGTGATACTCTTGACTGAGTTGCATCAATCCAACACCAGCAGCTGCACCGCCCATAGACAGTGCATTAGGATCCCAGCTTTGATTCTCAGCTTCTGCAAAAGCAGCTACAAACACTGGTGAAATACCAGCTTTCTGTGCAGCCTCTACAACAAGAGGACCAAACCCTTTAGGGACAAGTGTAGGGTTAAAGGTACGAGTAGATGACATAGCCCGTGTAGACAACATAGGTGTCTGATAGGCGTCTAGCATCCGCTTCAGTTGAGGATTAACAGTCTGACTAAAGCTTACAGTAGATTCAGGAAGTTCAACAGGAGTCATACCAGATGCAATACGCTGCCTGTTAATTACAGTCAACGGATCAACACCCATCTGTCTACCAATGTACTCAGCCATTGGATCCATTTTGAATCCAGGCTTCTTCATGCTTTGCTCAATTTCATTGAGTTCAGAGACAGTAAAGATAGAACCAATGCTGTCTAGTGCTTTAACACCAAGTCTAGATACACTACCTTGAACCCACTGCATACGTGCTGAAGATGCAGTAGACGGAGTAATAGCCCTGGTAAATTGAGAGTAACCACCAAGATTGGTGCTGTCAGTAGCGAAGAATTGGGGATTCTTAGATTGAGCTGCAAACTCTTGTTGTACAAAAGACAAAGCAGCATTCACAGCATTAGGATCACCAGCAGCTTTTAGCTCGGCATACTTAGTCAAGAACCTATTCTGAAGCTGTTGCGTCATCAAAGGTACTGACCAGTGGTAGGTACCATCAGGCTTAGCTTGAATAGTCGGAGGAGACTTAGCAAGTGCAGCCAAAGCTTCCATCTGAGGTTTGAAGTTACCGTTAGCAGCACGGTCATCACTAGTAGCTTTTGCAAGACCTCTGAATTGAGCAGCAATAGTACCAGGAATACCCATGCTATTGAGACGTTCTTCAGTCAGCAGACCACGATCAGCAAGGTCTTGAAGTTGTTTGGTAATCTTGTTACGATAAAGAGCGTTGGTAGACTCATTCTTCATCATGCTATTGAGACGCTGACTATCCATGCCAGGAGCGATCTCATCAAGACGTGCTTCTGCTGCTTCAATATCAGCATCGGTGTAACCACCAGGCAGTTCTTCAAGCATTTTAATAATGTCATTCTCAGCCATGTTACGCTGAGTCATCATTTCATTTTGCTCAAGGTTAAAGTCTTGAATGGTGCGTGCTTTAGCTTGAACAAAAGAGCGTGTTACTTCAATGACAGCTGGATCATTCTGATTAAATTCACCAAAAGTAGTAACCGTACCGTCATTTAAAGTAATAGGTTGATTCAGAAGGTCTTGCCATACAGCTTGTGCATCCTGCCAACCATCACCTGCAGCAGCAGTTGCAAAGTAGTTCAGCAGGTTAGCTTTACCAGCACGACGCTGAGCACCTGCAGGAAGAGAAGATAACCACTGAGCAGCACCTAGTGCACCTTCAGTGCTGATCTTTTGATGAATAGCGCGAGTAATGTTGTTTTGAGTTTCAGCATCAGCCAGCTTACGATACTCAGCATTAGCCGCTTGTTGTAGTTGGCTCTCAAAAGAACGCATCGAAGGATGGATATACGATGCAGCTACTTGAGGACTAAGGTTAAGTGCACCTGAATCTTTGATGTATTGAGAGCGAAGTTGGGAAAGAATAGTTTGCTGCGCTTCTATGTCACCAGATTGACGAGCTTCAGCGTAGCTAATCTCTTGACCTTCACGAACCTTGAACTTTGTCTCATAGTTTTCATTAACAAAGTTACCATAGCCAGCACCAATACCTTCAGCAAGCTGCCTAGATTCAGACCAGTATTTAGCATTACTGTTCTTCATCAAATAGCGAACATCCTGAATGGAGCCACCTTGCTTAAGAAGATTCTGAACGAACTGGTTTTCGTTAAGAGCTTGATCTGTAAGGTTGCGATCCAGTTTATGGATCTCCATCAAACCTTTAGTATCAAGACCTAGTGCATACAAAGACTTCTGAACACCAAGCTTGATACCCTCTTCTCTTTTCTTATTGAATTCACCAAGTGCATTAAATGCGGTCTCGGAGAATGCAGACAAAGCTTGAAGAGTAGCAACCTCTTGCCTACCTTGACGATCAGCATCACGAATTGTCTGCTGATAGTTATTGTTGATTTGATCTTGGACAGCAGCACGATTACGTGTATCTTGCTTAAAGATCATCTCTCGATTTTGCATCTCCATCTGCTGTGCATTCTGCATAGCATTGGCATAGCGATCTCGATTAGATAAGTCAAACTGCATAGCACGTTGCATTGCTTGCAGTTGTTGCTGACCTTGTGCTAAATATTTCCTGGATTCATCAGGTGCCTGAATAGGTTGGAATTCGCCAGGACTTGCATAACTTTTAAATTTAGCCATTATGTAAACGAACTAGTAGCGTGATTCCATGAACCAAGTGCAGCATTAAATGCACCAGAAGCAAACTGGCCAAGACCAGCAACAGCAGGACTCATGCCACCAACATAACCTTTCTTAGGACGCACACTATTCCACATCTTCTTATCAAACTCAAGAGGATCTTGAAGTTCAGGGCGAGGCAGTGCCAAAGGTTTAGGCATAGCAGGGGGCATAAGAGGTTCAAGCATGACGTTAGCCATAGCATTAAGATCAGCTTGATACTTATTGAGAGAAGCTTGACGTTGCATAACCTTAGCTTGGTTAGCAAGACTAACACGCGATGCAGCAAGCTGAGCTTTATCCATGTAGAAGTTATCATTAAGCTGTTCAAGCTTCATGTTGATAGCTTCTGAAGTAAGCGCATAGTTCTGCTCACCATTGATAACATCTTGGATGATAGCAGCAGTAGCAGCTCCAGTTTCTGCAATAGCAGCTTGTGCAGCTTTCTCAGCACTGATGCCCATAGCACCTTTTGCTTGAGCAGCACCTGCTTGCTTAAGACCTTCAACATAAGCTTTCTGCTGTTGCAGTTGACCCATACCACGAGTCTGCTGCATTACAGCTTCTGCCTGTTGCATGTTCAAAGCTTCACCACGTTGGTTATAACGGAACTCCATCATGGTTGACTTCTCTTCAAAGTCAAGCATTACGCTTTGTTCCTGTTCCCAACGTGCAGAGTCCTGCAATGCAAAATCATAAGCAAGATTGTTGAAGCCTAGCTGTTGAGAAGCAGTTTGCTGTGACTTATTAAAAGCACGCATCTGATTAGCATAATCAAATGCTTGGATCTGCATCTGATAACGCCAGCTTTGATTAGCTGTAGCTTCCTGGTAAGCTAGGTTTTGTTCAATGTTACCACGTTGAATAGCAACACTCTGCTTATCGTATTTATATTGACGACGAGCACTTGTTTTGTTAAATTTCCAATTAGCTAGATTGGCTTCATATGCTAGTTGAGCCTGACGTTCAGCGGCTCTATTCTGAGCGCTTTGCTGAGCACCACCAAACAAACCACTAACTATAGACCCACCAAGACCAATCGCTAATCCTATGGGAAATGGCATCTTTAAGCCCTCCTATAATAACGTTGTGCATACTGACCTTCCCATGTCATGCTATTCAAAGACACTGGGAAGGGTGAGGTGCTATTGATTTTAAGATTAAAGTTTATATTCTTTTGATGAATAGGCACGGTTAAAGTTGTCCGATCAATAGTGGGTGTTGAGTTAGATAGATATGATCCAGCATTCTGCACACCAGCCACATAAATCCATTCAGGAGCACCAAAACGAGTAATGTAGAAGTTAACAGCACCACTAAAGCCAACATCAAATTTCATGCGAGCAATGGTCAATGAAGCGGTCCAGTCTACATTGTTTTGTGACCTGAAGAAATACCGTGGTAAATCTACTTCAAAGTTAAACGCATAGCCAGCTACAAGATCATACTCTTTACCAGTCCAATCCCCAAGCACTAACCAGTTACCACTATTATCTACTTCAACCTCAAGGATGAAGTCATGTGTAACATTAGGGTCAGGAACAGTAGCCAGTTTATAGAGAGTTCCATAGTCAGACGCAGTGCCGTCTGCCATGGTCTGTGCAGTAACGACTATAGGAGTCTTACCAGTTACGTGTGTATAAGGCTTAGGAATCGTCGATTTGTTTGTAGTGCTGTTATAGGTAATAGTACCACCACATTTAACTACAAAACTTTCATCTAATCGTGTCGTAGAGATAGCAGGTGTATTGCCTACTTCTGTTGGATCTAAATTCTGAATAATGTCAAGAATAACAACCTTGTATTCACTTCCGTTTTTTAAAACAGCAACAAAGTAGTTATTAATAACAGTGAGGAATTTAATTGGATTAGTTAGCTGCCATTTAAACCAAGCCTGCATAACTGTATCCTGTCCAGCAGCGTAGTACTTATACAGGAACACTTCAGTAGAGTCAATGGTATAAAGAGCAATCAGTGAGTCCTGTACGTTAACGACAAGATGCTGCAAATCTTTAGGTAAATAACCAGCAGCAACTCGACTAACTTCTGATACATCAGCAGCAGCTAAGTTACCACGTGCTTGCATACCAAGAAGCTTTGTCGATCCGGATACTTTAGATACGAATCCAATGAAGTCTCCAGTATCTTGAGCTACAATAGATCTATCCGCTTCGTACTGACTGATTGTACGTACAATAACGTCAGTTGGTGAGATGATACCACTTTCTGAATAAAGCAGATACTGCTCATATTCACTAAACAAAACAAGACCTTGTGCTTGAGGGACACCACAGTAAAGATTACTCACCTTTGCACTAGATGTCTCAACGTCTACAGGATCAGAAGCAATAACTGTCTGAGCGCTAGTAAAGAAGAAGTTCTCAAAGTCTTTTGCCACACTCATGGCAATTGTGTCTTGAGTAAGGAAGGTAAGACGGTTACTATAAACAAGACCGAATTTAATTTCTCTTCCTACAAATGAAGGGACAGGATTACCATAATCATTCCCTGTAAAACGTGAAGCCCAAGTCTCTTTAGAGATAGAGAATGTGTTGGTACCAGTACTGACTAGCTTGTATGGCATAGTGGCAGCGTTGAAACCACTGGATGCAAGTTTAGCTAAATACTTACCACTAACTGCAACAGGATTACCGTTAGCATCTACATCAATGTCCCAGCCACGTGCCTCTTCCCAAAAACCTGAACCTTCATTAACAGCAGAAGTACCACCAGGTGCGTTACCAGTAGAAGCAAACTGAACATAATAAGATGCACGTTCGTCAACACTATTAGTGATCTTAACACGCCTACCAGGCTTAGTATATGCAGCAAGTCTAGCAGAATTGACTACATCATCTTGATAGCAAGTAAGTGAGACACCTTGTATACCACCAGCCACTTCAATAGTGAATGGAGTTTGACCATCTTTGACTTCAATTTCTAAGCTATTAGCATACTTAGTAACAGTAAATGTAGCACTAAGTGATGCGTCTATATCAGACTTTAATCCAGCAAGGATTTCATCTGATGTTACAGGATAACCACGAGTATCAGCAGCTGTTATATCAACAGTAGTAAAGTCATATTGAGTACCGTTGATAACAACTTTGTAGATGCTGTCATAATCAATACTACCAATAACAACTGTAGCTCTAGTACGAAGATAGTAATCACTCTTCGCTGTCATTGCTACAGTCTTATTTTTATTGATGATATAAGTTTGATCTAGATAAGAAAAGGTGTGAAAGTCATCAACACCTTTGGTTGTAACAGGTGGTGTCAAATAAGAGACAACATCTGCATCTGTTTTATTAGTAATGGTAGCTTCAGTGATGTTGAGCACACCACTAGTAATTGTAGGAACAGTATTCCAAATACGGATGTTGCCAGCCTTAGTGATGATACCTATATATCGTTCATCGTTATCACGTGAAACAGTGAACCAATGACCATCAGTAAATTCACCAGGAGTGTTCTCTGTAATCAGATCAAGAAATTGAGTACCGTTCCTTTTAAGTAGACCGTAAGTAGGATCAGGGTACCCATTCAAGATCTCGTCTACTTGTCCAGGTTGCTTCTTAATGTCAGTTTGCTTACTGACACCACCAAGAAAGGTAGGAATAGTTTGTGTAACTGCTGCCATCAGTATCTCTGCAGAGTATTATAAGGTTGATAGCTTTGATAGTATGTACCTTCACGTGGATAACCAAACATACTATAGTCGCCTTGGTTGCACTCATACTCCATCGCCATAGCCCTTGCATAGGCTTCTTTTTGCTGGAGGATCTGGTACTGCCCTTGGTCACCTACAAGCCTGCTAGAGACGATTGTAGCAGCCCTACAGGTGATGTAATCTTGGATAGGTGAAGGTAAGTCATCCCAAGAGAAGAACCACACAACATCACAGAAAACAGGTTCAGTCCAGGTGTAGGTATGATTCATTCTATCATACAGCTTACCGTCTCGTTTAACTGTATCCTTTTCTCTATAACTTGAGTACCTAGGATCATCAGAGAGATCCATTTGGATTACATTATTTGGCCATAGAATCTCATTGTTATTATCAGGGGTGAACGTGTAATTAAACTCTTTGTTAAACGTCCAACCTTCGGCTTGTACTTCACGCGATACTTCTTCAAGAGTACTGTAAGCAATCGCAACGTCCGGGTTGGTTACTACGGTAACCGGATTACCATTTTGATCGGTAATCGTTTCTGTATCAATCGAAGTAACTGGAGCCTGACCAACTGACGCCAGGATCTGATTGACAGCTTGCAGCTCAGTCTTAGAGCCAGTGGTAGAGAATGGCATAATAACAATAGTGTTATATGTATAGTAAAAGAAAAGGGAGACCACGAAGATCTCCCCCTAGTGAATTAATCAGGCACCAGTGCGAGTAGCATCTAGAGCCGGGCTATCGACTTCCACACCAGCATAAGCGGTACGGAAACCAGAAGTAATGGAGAACACTTTCGACACATTGCCACCAGTCTTGGAAACCGAACGGCGGACAGCATTAGAGCCAGCCACAGCCAGGTTACCATTAGCAGTATAAGCAGTGTCATAAGCGCCAGTCACAGCACCAGGAGCACCAGTACCGCTAACGCCATTACCACCAGCAGCTTGAGAAATGTTAGCCACGATCAGAACCTCCGATACTCAAGGAAGGAGCCAGCATAGACAACAGTATCGCTAGCGTTAGCAGTATCCTGAGCGAATTGCAGTTTCAGTTGACCAGCATTAGCACCGTTCTGCAGCACACCAGTGATACGGACATAGCCGTTAGCATTGGCAGCACCAGTCAGCGACACAGCAGCAGAAGAAGTGGCAATAGCCAAATCAACTGCAGTGTCATCAGGAGCCATACCTTCAGTCAGCTGACGATACAGAGTAGGAGAACCAGGAATAGAAACCTGATATTTGAAGTCTGCAGCAGCAGCAGTGTTGTAGAACACATTGAAGCGGAACATAACCCGCTCATATGCATCCACATTGATTTTCAGTTGAGGGATATCAACAAGAGTAGCACTATTGTTAACGACTTGATTAGCGTCAACAACGTTAGCTACTTGCATGATGTCGGGCTGATACACAGCACCGAGATTACCATTAAGAGTGATAGACATTGTTTAACCTAGGTTTGATTACGTAGCGGTTGCCCCAGAAATGGAGGAGCTAGTTGTTGCACGATCCAGCACACCATTGCCCACAACCTGACGACCTGCTTCAAGAGGAGAGCAGGGATTCAGAGTGTAGGAGGCAATGGTACCACTAGAACTAAAGACTTGTGCAGCAGGAAGCTTCACAACTTTAGAGGTTCCAGGAGTAATAGCCATTTAATTGCCTCCCTATTCTTTATCAGGAACGAGCCGACTGCAGCTCAATAGCAGCAGCAGGGTTCAGCCAGTCAGCACCCATGGCAAGACGACCAACGATAACGTCGCCTTGGTACATGGTACGAACATCAGAACCAGTGGTTTGCACTTGAGGACCGATAGCTTCCACAACACCAGCAGCATCACGTTGGTAGATCAGACCACAGTGAGTGCTGAAATCACCAGAGTAATCATTGTTCTCACCAGGAACAGAAGTCACAGTACCAGCCAGGAAAGGCAGGTTGTTAGAACGCTTGATGCTGATACCAGCGATCTCATAGAGACCTTCGCCAGAGTTCAGGTTACCCTGAGTGTTGCCGTAATCACGGTTCAGGATGTTGCTATCCACTTGGCTGATCAGTGCATAATACTGACGAGGAGACAGCACAGCATGACGACCTTGCTTAGGCACATTCTTTTCATCAAGAATAGAAGCAGCCTCGAAGAAGGCATCAACCAGTGCTTGAGCATTGTACTCGTTAGTAGCACCAAGTTGGATCACAGAGCCACCGGGTTCAGGACCAGGAGCAGCGGTGATAGGATGAGCTTGACGAGCAGCTTTAGCGATAATACGGAAGATTTTCTTATCATAAGCTTCGGCCAAAGCATGACCGATCTTAGCAGAGATTTCCGAACGAAGACTATAATGTGCAAGAGTCTCATCGAGATCATACACGAAAGCCGAGCTGATCAGAAGGTCATCACAAATGATGGTCTTCTCAGCCACCGGGGGATCCCCAGAACCAAGAATAGGAGTGCCAGGAGTATGATACCCCGCTTGCATACGGCCAGTGTAGATGAACTGCAGAGACTTACCGTTCTTAAGAGTACGGGTCTGCACAGTATCTTTTGCGATCGTAGCGCTTTCATACGCTTTGATCATCTCACCCGAAAACAGTTTCAGGTAAGTTGCATACTTAGAATCGTAGGAGCCGTCATTAACCTTGTTAAGGGCGCCTACCAGAGTTTGAGTAGTGTTAGCCACAATAGAAAAGAGAGAGTTGTTTATACATTCTCCCTAAGCGCTTAGGAATTCACATGGTAGTACATGTGCATTCATTGATTTATTTGTTTGTCTGTCTCTCCAGACCGTCATGACTAAAGGTTATCGGCGTACCGGCCAATAGTCAATAGTGAAGGGAGGAATTGCACCTCCCCAAGCCGCACTAGCGGTTCACAGTTTTAGTATATTTAACACCACGATAGGTGTATGTTACTTGAATAGACATACTGAATACCGTATAAGCTCATGCGCGTTCCAGCCTTGAGCAACCCGTCTCCGAAGAGATGAACGTACGGTATTTATTTCTTAGCAGTCTTTGCTGCTTTCTTAAATTGAGCTGCGGTAGGAGCACCCTTACTCCCAGGTTTCCGCATCTTCTCCCCACTGCCAGCAGCAATACGTTTACGCTTAGCGTGGATGTTTGAATAAAGACCTTGCTTAACCATTAGATCCAAAGACTAAGAGTATTAGCTTGAACCTTAACACCAGCAGGGCTGAGTTCAGTTAGGGTCTGATTAGCTTCACCGTAAGCTGTTTGGAATGCAGGTACTTCATAAGCTGAAGTCACATATTGAACTTGAAGACCAGGCAAAAGATCACTAGGATCGTAAGCATTAGCAGATGCCATGATTATCCAATAGAAGGGGCTACCAATGCCACAGGGGTGGTTTCAGCACTGGCAAGGTCAAGAGGGAAGTTATGGGCATTACGTTCGTGCATCACTTCAAAACCAAGACCAGCTCGGTTGAGGATGTCTGCCCAAGTATTGATCACTTTCCCGTCAGACGAGAGAAGAGATTGGTTAAAGTTAAAGCCATTCAGATTGAATGCCATAGTAGACACACCAAGAGCAGCGAACCAGATACCAATAACAGGCCAAGCAGCCAAGAAAAAGTGAAGGCTGCGAGAGTTATTAAAGGATGCGTATTGGAAGATAAGTCGTCCAAAGTAACCATGTGCCGCCACAATGTTGTAGGTCTCCTCTTCTTGTCCAAACTTGTAACCATAGTTCTGACTTTCTTGTTCAGTAGTCTCACGCACAAGCGAGGACGTAACAAGGGAACCGTGCATAGCACTGAATAGCGACCCACCGAAAACCCCAGCGACACCCAGCATGTGGAAGGGGTGCATGAGAATGTTATGTTCGGCTTGGAATACCAACATATAGTTGAAGGTTCCTGAAATACCCAAAGGCATCGCGTCGCTAAAAGAACCCTGGCCAAAGGGATAGACGAGGAAAACTGCAGATGCCGCTGCAACTGGTGCTGAGTATGCGACACAAATCCACGGCCTCATTCCTAGTCGATAGCTAAGTTCCCACTCACGTCCCATGTAAGCATAGACGCCAATGAGGAAGTGGAAAACGATGAGTTGGAACGGTCCCCCGTTGTAGAGCCATTCATCAAGTGAATTAGCTTCCCAAATTGGGTAGAAGTGTAGTCCGATGGCATTGCTGCTCGGAACGACGGCTCCCGATATGATGTTGTTTCCATAGAGAAGACTGCCTGCGACAGGTTCGCGGATGCCGTCGATGTCAACAGGAGGTGCGGCAACGAAGGCAATAATGAAGCAGATGGTAGCTGCAAGGAGACACGGGATCATCAGTGTTCCAAACCAGCCAATATAAAGACGGTTGTTAGTGCTGGTTACCCAGTCACAAAAAGAGTCCCAAGAATTAACTCGGGACTTAGGAGCTGCGAGTGTAGCAGTCATAGTTTGAAGTTAGTTTAAACGAGTTACTTTTACCCGTCCAACTCCAGAGCCAGTGAGACCGATTGCATCAGCCGCACCTTTACTAAGATCTAGTCCTCTATCGGAATAGTAAGGACCACGATCATTTACCCGAACAACGGCACACCGCTTAAAACATACCCGAAGGCGTGTTCCAAATGGAAGTGTCTTGTGCGCAGCAGTAAGGGATTGTTGATTGAATCGTTCGCCATTAGCTGTAAGGTTCCCGTGAAAACCAGGACCATACCATGAGCTAATAACTGACAGAGTAGTTAGGATAGGAATCATAATAATAAAGCGAAGAACTTTAATATTGATTACTCCGACTAATCCGCCAATACACGCGCAGTATTGACGGACTTACCAATACTACATTTTCTTTTTCTTTTTCTTAGACTTACCTGCACTGCTCATTGCAGCAGCAACAGCTTGCTTTTGCGGGTAGCCCTCTGCTTTCATCTTACGGATATTAGCAGAGACAGTCTTATCAGAAGAACCTTTCTTAAGAGGCATCAGAATACTCCAGGGATCAATTGCCCAGTAACAGCGTAAGCGCCGATAGCTGCAATAACGCCAAGCATAGCCAGGCGACCATTGAGAAGTTCTGCACGTTCGTTGTGAGGCACTGTGTAATCTTTGTCGGTGTACATAGGTGGTTCCTTAGCGAAGATGTTTTGTTGATCGAGTTCGTTAGTAGTGACTGTCATCAGTATTGAAGATTAGAACGTTCAAGCTTTTCAAACACATCACTACGATATGCGGGATCTCGATCATAACGAGGATCAGACATAGCCTGCACTACCTCAGC